GCGGTCCAAACTGCGCGTAGTTCAGATACAGCTCCAGGACTCTCTTGTCAGTGAGCACGAAGCTGAACTCAGTAGCAAGCCCTGCTTCAAGCCCCTTCCTAAACGCGCTCTGGTCCGGCCAGAGGAAGATGTTCTTTACGAGCTGCTGCGGGATGGTTGAACCGCTTGGATCAGGTTCGCCGGCCAAGTGTGCCTTTGCTCGTGCTTGAAACGCGTCCATGTCGAAAGCCCCTGGGCGAGTCCCTAGTTCCTGATCCTCATGGGCGATGGCCGAAGCCAGGATGAACCTACTCATATGGTCGATGGAGACGAACTGGTAGGCCACAGGCTCACCGCCTTGCAGCATGTACGACGTGCGCGGGGGAGTCCACCAGATGTAGATGAACGGTGCGATTAGGGCGAGCACAATCACCGTGAGAATGAGCTTGAATACGAATCCGATAAAGCGTTTCATTGCGCCGGACTTTCCCGAAAAGGTCACTCCCTGGGCGTTAGGGAGGTAAGCACAATTTTATCGAATTCGGTAATAGTCCGCTTTTAGAATTTCACTGGAGTTACTTAAACTGAGAAGTAAAAGTAAGGAGCTTTGGCATTTGGTAGCCGCTTTTCCTATTTGGCCAAGGGCAGAGTGTCCGTCTTGGCATTGAGCTTGCAGGCGGTTTCCTCGGGGCCAGTAAAATGCAGCCTTTCGCGACTTGCCAACTGCTCGTCAATCGCCTTCTCGATTGCGGCGTCACAGTCAATTGACTCCTTCGCCTTAGCTTCGTCACCGATGTAGGCGCCCCCACCGAGAAGCACGCCTCCGGCAAGCAAGATGCTTAGAACGTGCTTGATGTACGGCCTAAGCATCTTCTCGACTTTGGGTTTCGACTGCTTGTTCTTCTTTTTCTTATTCTTTGCCAAGGTGAGTGCGCCGTTTTCCTCTAGCTGTTGTCCGCGACGAAGTTGCCAGCTGAAGTTGCAGGTGGACTTATCGGCGTAGTCGGTGTCGGCGTGGACGACGTACGTTCTTCCGCAGCCTTCAGGCCAAGCAGCATCTCATGACGGGCAGCGATGCTAATCAGTCTCGCTTTGATGAATCCAAAGACCACTAACCACATAGCGAGTAGCGCGGTAAGTACCAGTAGAACTAGCACCGTCACGCTGCTATCCAAGATCGTACGAAGTGACCAGGTAACGACACCTGTTGCGGCCAAGAGACCAAAGCCGGCGAGACTGAACATCAGCCGGACACTCTGGGCCTCAGCCTCCTCTAGGTTTGCCTTGGAGGTCAGCACTTTCATTTCCAAGTCGCCCACTGCATCACTCGTAGCTGCGGCGACGACGCCCTGTGCTGCTTCGCGGACGTCGTTCAGGAGTGCGTCCTGATTGGTACTTAACTGACGTCGGGTCTCCTCGATGTCTGCGCGGATCCTGTCTGCCTCTTCGGTCATGCTCATATCTTATCGGTTACTCTTTTAATTTCCGGGCTGATGTGCATAAATAGGGGCACATATGGCAACCAAGCGACAAGAGAAGGCAGTCCAGTTATTTGTTGAGAATGGTGGAAAGTCCGCCAGCGCCGCAATGCGCGAGGCTGGTTTCTCTGAGGCGTATGCCAAGAACCCACAAAAGCTAACGGGCACGCCCACGTGGGATGAACTGCTCGACAAAGCCCTCCCCGACAACAAGCTGCTCTCAGTCCACAAGAAGATCCTCAACGCACAGAAGCTTGAGCACATGGTCTTTCCTCTCGGCATGGAAGAAGCAGACATCAAGAAGCTGCTGAACTCGACAGGCTGTAAGCCAAAGAAGATCAAGCACGGCGATCAGGCTATCCACGTCTGGTACTGGTCTCCTGATATGAAGGCTCAGTCGAAGGCAGTTGAGATGGCCTACAACCTCAAGGGCAAGCTGAAGCAAAAGGTCGAGCACAGCGGTGAAGTGACAGGCCTCTTTGGTTCTGACGTCTTGCAGGTTGAGGTCATCAATGCCGAAAATCCAACTCAGTCCTAAACAGAACCTTGCACTTCAGCTGCTCAATGACCCGCTGGTTGTTGAGCTGCTTTTTGGTGGAGGGGCCGGCGGCGGCAAGAGCCTGCTCGTTACCTTGTGGATGGTCATCCAGTGCCGCATGTATCCAGGCATCACGATAGGTCTGGCTCGTAAGGAGATCAGCAACCTGGGCAAGACAACCGTCGTCACGCTGCTGACGAAGACGCATCCCCTATTAGGGGTCACTCAAGCTGACTTCAAGTACACCGCTCCAGGCAGCACCAACCCCGGCATCTACTACAAGAACGGCAGCTCGATCATCCTGCTTGACCTGGCGCCTAAACCATCAGATCCCGAGTACGACGGTTTTGGCTCACTCGAATTAACACACGTGGTTTTTGAAGAGGTTGGTGAGATCGTGGCCAAAGCTCAGTCGGCGTTGAACTCCCGCAAGAACCGCATGCTGAACAAGGAGTACGGGCTCACCGGTAAGACAGTGCTGACCTGTAACCCTAGCCAGAACTTCATACGTGACGACTTCTATGAGCCGTACATGAAGCTGGGCGGGGGTGACTACCAAATGTGGGACCACGGCCTTGTTGAAGTGGGCGACCAGATGATGCCGGCTAAGCGTGCTTTCGTCCGCTCCCTACCGACTGACAACCCCTTCCTTAGCCGCAACTACATAGAGACCCTGCGCAAACTGCCTGAAGCGCAGCGGCGTCGTCTCATGGAAGGTGACTGGGACTTCGATACTGACCAAGGAAAGCTAGTGGCGTCTCATCACCTCAAGCAGACGGATGAGTTTGATAAAGAGGCCCGATCCACATTTGGCTGTGACCCGTCGCGTGGGGGAGATGGATGTATCTTCACTCAGCTCAAGGGCACGGTTGTTGTCGATGCTTTCAAGCTGCTGATCCCTACTGATGATCCGCATCTGGACATAGGCACCTTCGTTGCCGAGGCGTTCATTGCCTGGGTCCAGGAACGGGATGGTGGCTATGACTCAGCGGCAGTTGATGTCGTTGGTATCGGCGCAAGCGTTCTGGATGCATGTAACCGGCTTGGCTTCTATGTCCAGGCCTTCAACGCGGGCTCGACCAAGGGCATCCGCGGCCTAAGCCCATACGGCGACATCATCGAAGATCCAAAGCCTGAGGATAAAACCATTCCTCTGTTCAACAACATCAGATCCCAGTGCTACTCCGACATGGGGGATGCGATCAAGAAGGGTGATCTCTTGTGGCTACGGACGACCGACTACTTCAGCGAGTTCAAGCGTGACTTCTCTTCCCACATGATCGAGTACAAGGAACGTCAGACAATCATCGAGAGCAAGATCAAGTTGAAAGCTCGCCTTGGACGCTCACCTGACTATTCGGATAGCTTGCTTGCCGCATGGTGGTGCCAGGCTAATGAACCGCAGGACTTTGAATATGACGCAGGTGACGATGACGACTTTAATAGCTCGCCGTTCACTTCGGGATTGTTAAATAGCAGCTTCTAGCTTAAATTGTTAGTAGATGGCTAGTAATACCAAAAGAAAAAGAGATCAAGTTTCAGGACCGGAAATCGGTGAATCTGGTGTTCAGATTTTCAATGGGATTATTACTGGCGAAGAGTACAACCGTAAGCTCAGTGGGCCACGAGCAATTGCTATCTGGGATGAGATGCGACGCTCCGACGCTACGGTCGGTGCCTCACTACGAGCCGTAAAGCTACCGATCAAGTCGGCCAAGTACTTCACCACAGCTGCCTCAGAAGAGACGCAAGACGTCGAGATCGAGACGTTCGTTAGTTGGAACCTGTTCGAACGGCTCAAATGGAAGTCCATCCTGGGCGAGATCCTGACTCACCTCGACTATGGTTTCTCTGTTCACGAGATGGTCTTCGGCATGGAGATCGTCAATGGCGTAGAGCGCATCGTTCTCCAGAAGATTGCCTTCCGAAAGCAGACAACCATCACGGCGTGGGAAGCAGAGAAGGGTGTTCCTGGAGTAACCCAGCGGCTAGCTAACGGCGACGTGCGCCATATCCCGCTCAACAAGCTGATCGTGTTCACTAACGAGCAAGAGGGGGACAACTACGAAGGGCGCAGTATCTTGCGTGCGGCCTATAAACACTGGTTCTACAAGGACAAGCTGTACCAAATTGATGCCGTTGGCCATGAGCGCCAAGCTCTGGGCGTCGTAAAGATCAAGTACCCAACTGGTGCAACCGATAAACAGCGTGTAGCTGCCAAGAAGGCAGCTGCGAATCTCCGTGCTAATGAAGAGGCCTATATAGAGGAACCTGTTGGCTGGGACATCAACTTCATGGACATGAAGGCGAGTTCCCTCAAAGATGTCCAGCCATCTATCGATCACCATGACCGCCAGATCAGCAAGAACGTGCTGGCCCAGTTCCTTGAACTTGGAGCTAAGGGTGGCAGTGGGTCACGAGCAACGAGCGAAGACCATAGCAAGCTATTCGACCTGGCTGGAGAGGCGGTGGCTGAGTACGTTGCGGACATCATGGGCTACGTCATCAAGACGCTTGTAGATCTCAACTTCAATGTCAGTGAGTATCCGAAGATGAGCGTCGGCAAGATCGGTGACGAGAACATTCCGGCACTCGCTGAGACGGTTGCCAAGTTTGAAACCGCTGGTCTTATCACCGTGTCTGATGAGGATGAAGCGCACGTCCGCAACCTCATTGGCTTCCCTGAGATGGGTGACGATTCGCCGGATCGGACCAAGGACTCGAAAGCCAAAGACAGCAAGAGTGCCAAGGACATCAAGGATGAAGTCAAGGCAGCTCAGAAGCTCCATGCATCCGTAACGAGGCGACTCTATGACCGAACGCGAAGAGCTGCTTAGAACTCGAGAACAACTGCATGTGGTCATTCACGCGGCCGAGGACTGGCAGGAAAGCTACAAGGCGAGTCCTAAGACGTTCGTTCAATTGCTCACGCTAGAGGCGCGCTTAGAAACGGCAGCAGCCGAGTATCTGCATGAGCTGGCATCACGAGTACCTGACTATGTGGACTGGTCCCGATTACCCGAACCGATCAAAGCCGATGCCGGCCCCGTAGCTAACAACGATGATCCAGCTTGGGCCTTAGAGCAGCAGCTTCTCACCGCCGCGGTTATCGAGATCATCACTGAGCTAATAGCTACGGGAGCCATGGCAGGGGAAGAGCTGTACGGCATCCCCATGGGTTACACGACACTCGAGTTCGCAACCCTGGACGAGGCGATCATGCAAGCGGCCAGGAAGCACACGGCCGAGATGGTTTCCAACGTCACCGACACCACCAGGAAGCTCGTACGTGAATCTGTAGCCAAGAGCATCGCCCTGGGGGAGGACATTAGCTACGCGACCGAGCGAGTCATGCGGGTCATCGACAATCCGGTACGTGCCCAGCTCATCGCTCTCACAGAACCAGTCAACGCTTATCAGACAGGCTTGAGGCACTATGCCAAGTCCACTGGTGCGAAAGAAAAGACTTGGGACGGATTAGTCGGGGCTTGCAAACTCTGTTCACCTCAGATCGGCAAAACCATCGCCATTGATGAAACCTTCTCTCTTTCAGATGGTCGAGAGATAGATAGGCCAGCCGCTCACATACGGTGCCGCTGTGGGCTTATCTACATTTATGAGTAATTTCGCTATTGACTACTAAAGCGCGATATAAGACATTAAGAGCAGATGGCAAACAATAGAATAATCACCCGAGTTAACATCAAGGCAGACGCACAAGGTAACGCACCAACGTCTATTCAATTACTCCACTCTGGATCATGGTTCACTCCGTGGCATGGTGACTTTGAAATCGCTCCTGGTGACATCCACGAGTACGTATCAAACTTCGAAGCCGGCACTGGTCTAGTCAAGGACTCTAAGAAGGCCCCCATCAACTACGGCCACAAGTCAGGCGACAAAGCTGGTGGCTGGATAACGGGTCTCTACGCAGAAGAAGCAGACGGCATTACCTCACTCTGGGGCAATGTCACCTGGACGCCTGAGGGCGAACGCTCGATCAAAGAGGAAGAGTACTGCTACATCTCTCCTGAGTTCAATCCACGATCTCTACCGTGGGAAGACCCTGAACAGGAGTGGCACTTTGTGCCGAACGTCCTGACAGGCGCCGGACTCACGAACATCCCTCTGTTCAAGAAGCTCAAGCCTGTCATGGCTTCAGCAAGGCCAGACGGAAATAACAGTAATCAAGGAGAACCTATGAAGTTCAAACTAGAAGAAGTACGAGTCAAGAAAGCTAGCGATCTCTCAGCCGATGAGAAAGCCTTCCTTGAAACCAAAAAAGCAGATCTAACAGAAGATGAGCTGAAGAGCTTCGGCATTACAGCTGACGCGGCTCCTGAGAAGAAGCCTGTCGCTAAGAAGAAGGTTGATGCCTCAGTTGAAGGCCAAGTCAGCATCTCAGCAGATGAACTAGCTCAGCTAAAAGCAGACGCAGCACAAGGCGTTGAAGCAGCTCGACAGCTCGCCGAGACACAAGCTGGCATCTTCGCCTCAGCTCGCATCGAAGCAGGCCAGATCAAGAGCGATCAGAAAGACAGCCTGGTCAAAATCCTCTTGGCATCTAAGGGTGAGACTCGCAAAGAACTTGAGACATTCGTCCAGGGCCTCCCTGAGAACAAGATCATCACCGCTGGCGAACTCGGTAGTGGCGATGGTGGCGAAGGCGGCACGGCCAGTGAACAACTCATGGTCAAAGCCAACAAGGTTGTCGCTGACTCACAGGGCACAGTGAACCTAGCTGACGCGGTCAAACAAGTCCTCGCCAGTGATGGGAACCTGCGCGATCAAGTCAACGCAGAGCGCAAATAATAACGGTCTATAGGAAGGAAAAATCCATATGGCAGCATTCAGAGAAGGGAACTACATCAGCCGCGAGACGGCAGTAGATCACTCAGCAAACCAATACAAACTCGTAAAGCTCGACGCCGCTAACAAGGTCGTTCTAGCCTCAGCTGCTACAGACGCGATCCTGGGTGTGCTTGAAACAGTCGGCAAAGCTGGCACCACAGTCAGCGTGGCTCTCGTGAACGGCAACGGCACATTCAAGGTGAAAACTAGTGGAGCTATCACAGCTGGTCAATACCTGACTGCTAATGCCAGCGGTCTTGCAGTCGCAGCGACACAGACAGCAGCCGGCTCACAGCCAACAGTTCGCGTGTTCGGTCGAGCACTCGTGACATCAGCATCTGGTGACGTTGTTGAGTACGAAAAGAAAGACTTCTTGTACTAGTTGTCTGCGCATCAAAACATAACTGAATAAAAGGAAAACTAAATAATGGCAAACGGACCTTACAACATAGATAGCGTTCTAACCACTATCAGCCAACAGTGGAAGAATGACGATGATGCATTCGTTGCACCTATCTTGCTCCCAACTATCACCGTAAAAAAGACAACGGGCGTTTACGCTGAGTACGGCAAAGAAGCCTTGGTTGTTCCAAACAACCTACTCCGCACCGGTCGTTCGAAGACTGCTGAAGCTAGCTACAGCAAGGTCTACAAGAACTACGGTCCACTCCAAGAGCGTGCTCTCAAAGACTTCATCACTAAGGATGAGCTTGAACAAGAAGATGCACCATTGGACGTCGAGACAGACACAGTGATCTTCCTGAACCAACAGATGGCTATCGCTGAGGAAGCTGACGCAGCTGCAATCCTTACCAGCACCACTGTGATCCCGAACAACCAGACGCTCTCAGGCACAAGCCAGTGGACTGACGCGACAGCGACTCCGATCACCAACATCACCGACCGCATCAAGGCCTTCCGTGGCAACGCGATCAAGCTCCCGAACACCATCATGTTCAGCTTCAACGCCTGGATCGCCTTCATCACTCACCCAACAGTGATCGACCGCTTCAAGTACGCCCAGGGTGGCTCAATCACCAAAGAGAACGTCCTGAACCTGTTTGCTCCATTCGGCATCACCAACATCATCGTCGGTAAGTCAATGGCTAGCTTCACCGCTGAAGGTCAGGCAACAAGCGTTGTAGATATCTGGGGCGGCAACGTTCTGATCACCTACTTGACGCCTACTCCAGGTCTTCGCCAAGTCAACGGTGGCTACACGCTACGACTCGAGAACGGCAAGTACGTCGACAAGTGGGATGAAAAAGATCCTAAGGGTGAATACATCCGCAACAACGATTACTTCGACCAGGTCATCTTCTCTACAGATGTCTACGGCCTAATTAAGAACGCAGTAGCGTAGGAGGTTCTTCATGAAAGCTAAAGTACTAAACCCAGTGAGCCACAACGGCAAAGAGTATGAGGTTGGATCAACCTTCGAAGGCCCAGAGAAGCTCGTCAATGAACTCATCGAAGCAGGAGCACTCCGTGATCCTGCAACGGTTGAGGCAGAAGACGTTGATACAACACTAGTTGAGGACGCTAAGGCGGAAGCCAAAACGATCCTTGATGCGGCTAACGAAGCTGCCGCAGCTGCCCGCAAAGACGCTGATCAAGTAGTCGCGGATGCTCAGAAAGAAGCTGAGAAAATCGTAGCCGACGCTAAGGTGGAAGCTGAGACGATCACAAAGACTGCAGTAGAAGCTGCAAAAGCCAAAGCACCTGCCGACAACAAACCTAAATAGTCTGTTGTCCAAACACAAACGAGAGCGTCCAAATCGGGCGCTCTCTTCATATAAGATGGGGCTATGGAATATAAAGTTACCTCCGACAGCGTTAAGCCCTCCCATGACGACTTTGCACTGAACCTCCAGGTTCAACGGCGCTTGAATGAAATGTCAGCACTCAAGTGGTCGCTGATTTCATCGAATACGGTCGTAGTCGATGACAAGGTTACGGCCTACCTCTACTGGCAGAAGTAGACCCAAGCAACTTCGAGAGTCGCATTGATTATCAATGATCAGTGCGGCTCTTCTGCGTATGAGGTGTCTTTCAATTGTTGGAGCGTGGTGTTTAAATAGGAACATATATGGCAACAACTATCAGGATCGATTCATTCAACGAACTCAACATTGTCGAACGCAGTGAACTTAGCGCGGATTACGTGCTTGCGTCCCTCGTCCTAAAGCTCAGGAGTACCCAGGGCATAGTAAACGGCCAAGTGCTTTATCTCGGACAACTATCACGAGAAGGCGTTGAGAAGGCCGTTGTTGGCACCGTCGCTGATGAAACGACTATCAACCTGACTCAAGCACTTAAGCTGCCACACGCGCGCTATGAGCCCGTCACAGCCGTACTTGGCGACTCG